TGTCCTTATCTGAAGATTGCTACGTTGACAAAATCAACATCTACTAGGCTACCATCGCTAATTGAGGTAGCCCCAGCACCAACCGTAAGCCTTATGGCTGAAGTAGTTGGGGCAACTGCATTTTTTGGAATATTTATTAATGCGCCAGCACCGCGTGACACATTACCCTCGCCCCTAGCAGATGCAGTTGCCCCATAATTCGCATCAGGCATCGCAGTCGTAAAGTTAACCGTGTAATCACCAGTACCATTATCCGTTATCGAAGATACATTCCCACTTTCACGAATAGCCACCGTACCAGTGCCGTTGAAGTTCACCCATGCGCGACATCCGTATGCAGTGGCAACAGAACCGTAACCTGAGTTGAACATCAAGTTACCGCTGGAGTCGATACGCATACGTTCTGTGCCATCTGTACTAGCAGCAAGTGTATTCGCAGCAGGAAACCATACTCCAGTATCAGTATCGCCTGTTGTTGTTATGGCAGGGAGTGCTGCGCTACCTGCTGCGCCAGTTGTTACACCAGTAGCCGAGAGTGTCCCTGTGATGGCTACACCAGTAGAGGTGAGGGCTAGTATTGTGGTAGTGCCAGATTGGAGGTTGAGATTACCAGAACTGTCTGCTGTCTGGATTATCCCACCGCCACCTGCTGTTGATGCTGCTATCGTGCTTGCCATGTTTTATCCTATGCTATTCGTGCTATTGTGAAATTAACTGCTGCTGTCGATGTTCCAGCAGTAGCAGATGGGTTGGTGTGAGCCATAAGTACAGAAGTGCTAGGAAGATAACCTGTCCATGTTACTGAGGCAGCACTATTAACACCACCTGTAACATCGGCTACGAGAATCTTACTTGCTGCGATATTGAATACATTAGCAGTTAAATCCGCACCAGAAGCCCCTAGCGATATGCCAATCCACAACGCAGAATTAAATTGATTGGTGTAGGTAATGGAATAAATACCATTAGTGTTCACCGTAAAAGTATCACCAGCAGTAGCCGATGCAGCATAAGTAATATCAGAGCCTTGATTGGTTACTGATGTGGTAAACCGCCAAATGGCTGTGTTGGTCGAACCAAACCCACTAGAGCCTGTTAACCTAACCATACTCTGTGCAGTAGTTGTCGCTGGCATAGCTGTAAATACTGCGCCTGTCAAAGTCTTATTCGTCAGCGTATCAGTCGTAGCCTTCCCTACTAATGTGTCGGTAGTCGAGGGTAATGTTATTGTCGCTGTAACCGCATCCGTAGGGGATAGGGTTGTAGTACCTGACGTTGCACCTGCTAAAACAACTGTTCCCATATATAATCCTCTACAAAATTATCCAACGCTGACCTGCGCCTACAGTCACAGAAATTCCCCCCAAAATCGTGATTGGCCCAACACTTGACGCACTTTTCGCAGTAGTCAAGGTATAGCTTGTCGTGACTATCATCGCGTTCTCCTGGAACACAGCATCACCGCCAGCACCAGTAGCCCCTCCACCTATTGATCCCCAAGCCGAGCCGTAGCCCTCGAAGGTTGCTGTGGTTGTATTATACCTTACATATCCTGCACTTGGCGATACATCTCGCTGTGCTGTTGTTCCTACTGGAGCAACTATGGAGCCAGTTGCAGCAGTGACTACGTTCAGTGCTATCTTAGCTGCTGCTGCGGTAGCGGATCCAGTACCACCACCGGCTACAGGAAGTCCTGTACAGTTGGTCAGAGTACCAGATGCCGGTGTGCCTAGCGCACCACCAGTTTTAAGGTTTAGCGCATCCTCTATAACCAATGAGTCAAATTCAGCACCAATCTCAGTACCACGCACAACCTTGGATGGATTCCCAGTGATTAGTGCATCTTTTGCTGCAAAATTTGTTAGTCGTATGTATGCCATTATAGTTTACCGTTCTTTGTATATATATCCATGCGCTGAATGGATATTTTAGATCCGTTAATATCTGATTCGATACCAAATTGTATCACTTTCCCACTCCCTCCACCATTTATTTGAGACACAACAACCAAATCTCCTGTGGTATATTGTGCTATACCATATTCGCCAATGCCGTATTGTGCAATGTTACTTAGCCCTGAAAGCGTATTGGAGGCTGATCTAAATACTCCAGAATAATCAAAAGACCACTTATAAACAACAGGTTGGCTAATGGAACCAGCTAAAGTGACGAGGATTTTCTTTAAAATTGACGTTCTGGATGCTTCTCCAAAGTCAATCCAAGTGGTGTAATAGCTGATTCTATATGTCGCAGCATTGTCTAAATACCCTGTATATTCACCAACATAGCCAGCTTGCCCCAAGTACAGCACACGACTCTTGGCCTCCAAGAAGGCAGTTGGATTGATGTCGCTCCAAGTGGTGACGCGAGCAGAGCCATCCTGTAAAAGTGACCTAAAATCAAAGCAATAGGTAATAAAGCTCGCTGGGAACGTGAGCAGATAAAATGCGTTAGTCCTTGAATATACTGACTTTACATCGCTTAATGTGTCGAAGTCAATGTATGTTCTTAGGCTATCCCGAACGTGAGCACTAAACTCCTTCAATGGAGCCGACTTGTCAGCAACGGTTCTAGCGACACCACGCAAGCCGGTTGCTGACAGGAATACAATGTCCTCGCCAATGTTTTGTACGGTGTCCCTAGCTATACAGCCTACGTTGGACAGGGTATCGTCTAATGTCATTGTGCTTGGTGCACTTGCACCAGAATATATAAGTGTTTGATTGTACCCAAATATAATCAATTTGCCGTTATGCGCTCCCAAGGCAATGATGGTATCACCACCATTAGGCCATACTCCAAAGAGATTGAGTGAACCGGACGTTCCAGCCGTCCACTTGTGAGGGGACAGCGTATCTGACCATGTGACGGTATTCTTGTCGCTTGTAGTATCAGCACACCAGATACGGCCATATGCCGCTATAGCAGTGTTTGCTAGTGGTATAGTGCCTGTATAGCCACTGCGCTCTGACATACGCCTAAAGGTCGTTGTAGACACTGCCGGCTCATATATGAGCGTGTCATGTGCGCTTTGAAAGAATATGCCCAATCCATTGAATGATACAAACTGCCAGTTGTTCGCAGTGATAACTGGTGCAACACCACCGCCACCATATGTTAAGGTAGTGAGAGTCGATCCAGTTCCTGTGAATAGAAAGCCATTCCCAGCAGCCAATATGGTGATTGTACCGCTGTTCTCCACCAACTCACCAATGCAGGTAATGTTGGCAGAGCCGAGATCGGTATTAGTGGTATTGACTGGTAGCCACCCGTTTCTTGACCCGATTCGACCCGAATGGTCAATTACCACATTCTCAGCTATTAACGCATAGCCAGCATCCAAGTCTACAGACGCATCTTGTAGATTCAGCCCATAGAAGCCTGGTGCCTTGATTGAAAATGGTGCAATAGGAGATGCCATTAAACAGCAACCCAAGCAGTGTTTTCGCCAGACCTCATGCCATCCAAGGCAATGTAGTCGGATAGGATATTGGTGTACACCATCATGGCTTCGCTAGATGCAAGACCCCCATCCTCACCGCGCTCTGCCAATGCTCTTGCATAGGCATATGCTACGATAGGATCTGATGGTACTACTACTACATCACCATCTGCCGAGAGTGCGACTTGCGGTACATACATATTGAGCTTGAGTGAATACACGCCATCTGGTGTGGGGAATATCTCAATCTTGCTGTCTGTTCCATCATTGCCGTACCAAGAATAGTACACCGGATGTGAATTGGTGACAGTGGTTAGCTGCTGTTGGTCAAGAATCCATTGGATTGCACAATTGCGTAGGCGAACCTTGCTTGTGGTGTCGTTGATAGATATAGTCTTTTGGCGTGTGCCAGAGCCAGTCACAACGTAGTTGCTAGTGGATGCTACGGTTGGCAAGGTGATGGTAGTACGCATTGCCTCCCAATTCCAAGCGTTTTCAACACGCACCTTGCCGTCATTGACGAACTTTCCTATCATGGTGGAGTAGTCAGTGGTAGTCACAGATGCAACGCTAGATTCACGCAGTCTGGCGAGTACATCGTTGGTTAGCGTTAGGAATGTGCTCATTGATTATTACCCTCTATGAAGTTTCTCATATCTTCTTCGTTAAGCATACTATTAGTAGATAGCGGAACTACACCCTGTGCTATATTGCCAGCATTTTGCCCAAGAGCAGTTGCTGTATATGATGGTGGCTTTGTTTGTAACCATCCTTTTTTAGCTATAGATGGAACTACAGCTCTAGACACAGTTGGTGTGAGCGCAAGCAACGATAATCCACCTGACGGCATTGCTCCAACTAACGCACCAGTGTCTACAGCTCCTTCAAACCTGCCGATAGTGCCAAATTTTGATTGCTCTGTAGGTTGAGTTACAGTTTTATATGTATTAGAAAAATCAGTAATAGTTTTTAAATTGCCTGTTACCATTTTTTTATTGGCTGCGTATCTTCCTACAACACCAGATAGTTTTTGCAAATCAATCAATCCATCAGCCTTGCGAGCTTGGTCAATGATATTGATTTGAGATAATTTTGTTCTAGAATCTCTAAATTTATTCAAGAGTGCGGTTTTATTGCCAAGTTGCGCCTCAACTAAATCTTCGTATATATTAGCTAAATCTATACTTGATGCAGCCAAGTCCTTCTCAACTGTGCTTAAATCAGTTTTTTTATACGCTGTTCTAGCATCACTTCTTAATTTTTTAATCTTATCCATTAATATGCTTGGTGTAATATCGGTCTGTCTCAACTGTTGTTCAAGCAATTTAATAGAACCAGCATATCCAGAAAATGCTTCAGGATCTTGAGCAAATCTCTCTTTCATGGGAAGCAATAAACTATCCACATCTGCTTTAAATTGTGGAGTAATCATAACTTTGGGCGGTAGTGTTTTTTGTACATTAGCGTAATCTTGTGTTAATTCACCAATTCTCGCAGATAAAGCGTTATCACTAATCGATCCTGCCTTCATTCCTATTTGTTCTGCTAATTTTCCAGTAGCAACCTCAGTGTTTTTGAATGATAAAACAGCATCTGCACCACCAAATTTACTGACAGCTCTTTTAAATCCTGATTCAGCAGGTGCTATTAACCCAATATCATTACCTGCTTTTTTAATACCTTTTTGTATATCTAGGTATGGATCTACTTGTGCTTGCAATTGAGCTTTACTGGCCTGTACTTTACCAGCGGATTTTAATAAACTAGAACCACCAAATGCTGTTCCGGCAAGCGGTAGAGCTACCTTACCCACTTCTTCGCCTACATTTCTCCCCTGCTCTCCATTAATTGACTCTCCAATGTACCCACCCAGCATACCTAATTTCTCATTCGCATAATCCAGAGCACCACCGATCTTACCGGTTATGTACTTGCCTGTTTCTGTTCTTGGTTGATAAGCTAAACCTTTAGATTTGTTGATGTCCTCAACAGCAGTCTCTAAGTTTTGACGAGTTGTTCCTTTGCCAGTCAAGAGGGATACACCTCCTTTTAATCCACCATAAATATCAGAGGCTGTCCCAGTTAGCATGGCTGCCGGAACTTCAAGCAAACCAGCTCCGAAGTCAGCAGCCTTTTGCAATGGTGACATTGGCTTACTAGCATTTTTTACAGATGCCAATGGCTTACGCGAAGCCACAACATCTGCGTCAGACCATGTATCCGTTGGCTTGACATCTTCAACAACATTAGCCTCAGACCAGCTCATTTGTAGCCTTTCGTTCCATCAGAATACTCAACTCCTATTCTTCCATCTTTCAACTTAACCTCACGGATAACTGTTTTTGCAGAAGATGGCGGCATTTCAACAGTAAGAGGAATATTAGATTTAATTCCTTGTGCTCTGCTGTTATGCTGGTTAATAATCCATCTTGCTTGAGCTTCGTTGATGTCAAGAATTTTACGCAATGATTTCTCATCAAGAGTTATCAGGCCAGCAGCCATTTTTGTAGCATATTCTCTGTCAGCATCAGATAATCCTGTACCAGAACCAAATTGCTTAATAATCTTACCTACGTTTTGCGCCATGTTTGCCGCATACGCTTGAGAATTAGATGTGGCATCACCGCCAAAATCAATACCAGCTTGTTTTAATGCCTGACCTGCACCAACAATAAAATTAGCACCAAAACCAGTAACCATTCCTTTGTCTAGAATTGCTCTGCCGGTCTGCGCAGTTTTAATAATCTGCACAGCATCATCAGCAGATGCTCTGCCTTTGATAAGCTCCTCTGCTTGACCTTTGCCCAGTGTACCTTCAAACATTTGTTCTTGTCGTGGTAGATTAACACTAACACCTGCACCATGTCGCTCGTATTCTCCACCAACATTAACCCATTTTCCAGTCGCAGTATCATATTCTTGATCTTGTGCTAATTTTGGTTTTCCCTCAACTCCGATAGTTCTCTTCTTTAATGTCGGTGCTGAACCACCAACTTGTGTAACGTCAGCCAGTGTTAAGTCAACCACACCAAAGGTTTTTTCACCTTTATCGTTTACATATTCTTTAAACTGAAGATTTGGATTCTTTAAGTATTTTGGCATTAATTCTGAAATAGCAGCAGACTCAGCCTCTGGATCATTGGGATGCAATCTTTTGGCTTCTGCGAGAGCCATGTTATATTCTTTTGGATAGGTATTTTTTAACTCACTATTTCTACGCGCCTTCGCAGCTCTAGCAGAGTTTTGCTCTATCTCTGATTTAGTTTTTTGCAGACCATAGTATTCTTTCTGCATAGCGTTGTCATATTGCTGCAACTCTAGCACAACATCCATTCTACCCATAGCCTTGGCTGCTTGTATAGCTTGTGCTTGACCATCTTTCGTAGATATGTCATAGCGTGAAAGTATGGCTTGTTTTTGCTGTGCCTTCTCCTCTGCTGGATTGACCAGACCTGCCATCTGTGCGCCCACACCGCCTAAACCAGCTCCAGCTTGGAACATACTAGCACTAGCCTTTTGAAATGGATCTAGTACAGCATAGTTGTGAGCTTGAGTATTGGTGTCTGCAATACGTTGTTGTTGTATCTCGTATGGAGAAAGACCGAATAATCCCTTGACAATATCTTCAGCCATTATGCTAACCTCGCGCCAGTTTGTGAATTATATAATGGTGCTTGAGCTGGATTTGCATAGTTGTTCAGTGCAGTGCCAGCTCCAGTCAACAACCCACCCCAAGGACTGTAAGAATCCCCTTTGTATGCAGCAGTAGCAGCGTTAGTTGCACCACTGAGAGCCAACTGACCAGCATTAGCACCTGAAGTGCTTAGTTTAGCCCCGATTGCTGTACCTGCATCCATAGTACCAGCACCAAGTCCCTCTAGTGTGTTGGCACCACCTAGCGCAGTTGAGTATGGTGCAAATGAAGATGTTTGAGTGCTGTATGCGTTCTTCATCATATCACCGCCAGAACCAACGAAGCCCAATCCTGCTTTGGCGTAGTCGATACCACCCTGAGTAGCTTGTGATGCCAATAGAGCATCTTGTTGACGCAAGGAGTTGTAGTATGCCTCCATCTCTGGATTAGCGGCACCCATAGTGGATGTACCACCAGTAGACAGTCCAGCACGACCTGTGGCTTGTAGATTAGCCCTTAAACTATCTAATGACCTTGTTCTGGATGGGTCAAGCAGTGCCATCTGATCTGCATAATACTTTTGCGCTTGTGCCTGTGGAGATGTGGTTAGATACTGATTACCAAGATCCATTGACCTATTAGCAGCCGTAAACATTGGCTGGGTGGCATCAAATGAGTCGTTAAATTGAGTTAATCCACGATTGGATATAGCCATCAATCTGTCTTGTTGCGCTTTAGCTTCTGGCGATAGCTGGTAGCCGGCACTATTTAGATTGCCGTTGGCATCATATCCAAATTGCGACGCACCAAAGCGACTGGTAACTCCAATTGGCTTAAATTTAGCTGCATCTGCGGCAATTCTAGCTGCACCAAGAATGGCTTGTGATTGCGTAGCTGCTGCATCTTGTGCTTGTTGACCTTGTAAGTACCCACCAACAAGATTAAGTCCACCACTAATTATATTTGGTATATATTTACCAGCGGAATCCCATAATCCACCAGTAGCGGAGCCACCAGCTGCAACATTTGCTGCGCCACCAGTGTACCCACCAGAGCCATAAATTGAACTGGCGGCTGACGGATCCATAGTTAGTGATCCTGTGCCGAAACTTGGTGGATTGCCAGTCGGAACCATACTGCCATCCGTTACTGGTGCTTGCGTCCCAGAGCCACCAAACATATTACTCGCCCCATAGAGGCTACTCCCAATCTGGGCAACTGTACCTAGTGTGGAGTTTAGTTGCTCTTGCGATCCTTTGCTTGCTATCTGAGAAGTTAATATTGAGGAACCAGGAATGAATGTATTCCCTGCGAGTACAGCAACACTTTGCACCGTATCTCTAATGCTTGTCCAAAAGCTCATTGTGCGCCACCATTTCCAGCAGCATCAACCAAGCCTTGTTGCTTGAGTGCTTCCATATGTGCGTTATCCATTGGGCGAATTTCACCATTTTCAATGTAAGCAATGACTTGCTTATTACTGTCGATAACCATTTGACCATCAGCAGTCACAAAGACAGTCTCGCCATCGTAGGTTAAATCACCGTTCTGAACTTGAACTGGCTTTCCTTCGATAGTTAGCGTTCCTGTGAATCCTTGAAGCTCTTTTGGTTGTTGGCCTTGTGGTGGCTGTGCGCCAGACATCATGCCTTGTGGAGATGCCTGTGGAGGCATCTGAGGGGGAATTTGTTGAGGACTCATCATCCCCTGTTGTGGTGCAATCATGTGATAACCTATTCAAATAATGTTGATATTTTAACATTAATTAAAGTAGGCAATTGCACTATTTGCAATTGTTATCATCTTTAACTACTTATCGTGCTGCTATTGCATTTGCTGCTTTTGGTCTACCGCGCTTCTTTAATATGACTTCTTGTTTGGCGTTGTTGACACTAATGCTGAGTTTTGCCTTAGATTTCTGCCCACTCCCTGAGTTGCAGACATTGATGGCATCACCGGTGCTGATACTGCTCTCGGCCTTGCTACCCTCATTGTTGAGGTTAACGGCCTTACTGTTGGCGTTGCTTTCGTTCCCGACCAATTGTTCGCCATGCTTGATTACCTCAGTATATGATTCAAGTGAACGCATCTTAGCAATATCGCTAGGATTAATAAAACTAGCGGTATTGCCAGAGCGTTTACATTTAAAAGTTACCAACTAGGTCTACCAATAATCACCTTCCATGTAGAAGTAGCCAAATCCAATGCAACTGAGGCATGATGATTGTTGATTCTAATGGTAATGGTGTTAGCTGCTGAAACAAATACATTGACATCTGCGTCTATGGTTAGATCAACTCCAGCGGACACACCAAGAATCATATCTCCTAGTGCCACGTTCGGAATAGTAAATGTTGCGGTATCTTCAGCAGCAGCTGCAATAGATGCTGGATTTACCGTAAGATTGGCAAGCCAGAGTTCCGTGAAGGCTCCCTGAAACATCTTTGCCCCTTGTGCTACGTTTGTTACTGTTGCTGTGGTAAAAGCCATTTATATCTCCTTGGTGTGTTTTATTAAATACTCCATTGCATTTGTAAGTCTGTTTATATCATCATTAAAATGCCCCAATCCTGTATTGCATTTTCCACATAATAACTCTCTGATATGACCTTTACTATGACAATGGTCAATAACTAATCCATTTTTTCCATAATCAGATTTTTCATCATTACAAATTGCACACTTACCGCTTTGGTTTGCATACATTTTACGATAATCAAATAATCCAATTCCATATTTACTTTTCATCTTCCAATGTCGCCAATAGTCACTTCGGCTAAGATGTTTTATGGTATGAGCTCTTTCATCATAATCAGGGTTATTTTTTTTTCGTTCTTCAACTTCTAGTGCTTGTTTTGGATAAACATTTTCCTTATTGTATTCACGCATTTTAGCATTATAACCATCACGGTCTTTATCTCTAGTGCGTTGCTTTGATAATCTTTGTCTTTCACGTTCTTTTTCAAGATTACGCTCCCTATATTCTACCGCATAACCTTTTTGTTTTGCAGCATACTCAGGGTCTATCTCTTTTCTTGCTTTTATCTTTTCATATGATATTGGCATAATCTTCCCCTAGTGATAAATTACTAGGAGAAGTATATACCTATCTTATATAAGAATCAAGCGATTATTTTATAAAATTGCTCAAGCCGGCACAATTATCGAGAGGCCACCATAGTCACGCAATTCTTTAGTGCCGAAGATACAATCAGTTGTAACTAGATAACCTAGATACTCTTGCTTGTATTGCTTTTGAGTACGGATACCTTGTTGCTCAACAAGAACCAGAGAGTCCTTATGGAACATCATACCAGCACGATACTTTGTGTCAGTAGGTGAGGATGTATTCCAATCAACAGCAATAGCAAAATCATCTGAATACGATGCGCCAGTAGGAGCAGTAGATGAGAATGTCACTGATTGTGTACCAGTTTGGCTGTTAACGTGAATCCAAGGGCAGTTGCTGGAAACAAACAGCTCTACACCGTATAGATTACCTAGTCTACCAGTGCGAATGACGTTATTACCGCCAGCCTCACCAACAAACGCTTGCTCTGTAAAGCGAGAGATTCCGCGCAGTACATTGCTTTCTACAGGTGGAAGCACCAATGACAACTCCATAGAGTTAACATCAGAATCTTCAAGAGTTTGAATCATACGTCTGATAGCTGCATCAGTAATAGCTGCACCGTTACCAGTGTTGGTATTGGCAGAGCCACTGAAGTTTGTTGAACCATCGCTACCGATAACAGCCTTCTCATACAAAGCAGTTGCAGTTGCTACAGTACCAGCGTTGAAGCCAGCTCCAAGTTTATGCAGTTCACGGTCAATACGCTTGGCTAGTGCATAGCCAGCATCTTCTGTGTAAAAGCTCTTCATGCCGTTCAATGATTGAATGTCAGCCATATCTTCATATAGTTTGGAGTATTCATACCATTTATCAACATAAACAAGCACTTCAGTAGCTGTATCAGCGACTAGAGTAACTTGAGTGTTTGCTACCTTTGCAGATGCCTCACCGCGACCTGGTGATGGAATATGGAAAGTATCTCCTTTGCGACCTTTATGGTTCATTCTCTTAACGAGATTAGCCATAACTGTTTTGGTCTTGTAAGTTGCTATTGCATCATCTTCCCACTGCTCCGGAATCCACTTGTCGCTTGTGGTGATGGTTGTATTATTTGTTCCTAGTCCCATGATAAAACCCCTATATTATTTACCTAACTCGGCCTTCAGCATATGCTCTGTCAATCTCGTTTTGAGCTGCTGCGTAACCTGCTGGATCGTTAATTTTCTTTTGAATCAGTGCAATTCTGTTGTATATCTTCTTGGCGTTCTCTCCAGATCCACCTACATCTACCGAAGCTGCTTTGATAGAGTTGTTTCTAGCAGTTGTTTCAATGCTGGATTCAGCTCTAGTTCTGGCGTGTCTAACCTCTTTAAACGTACTTAAAAGATCATTAGCTGAGTCAAAATCATAGTTCTCTGCCTCTTGGAAGCTCCTAACACGCTTTGGATTGGCTTTAACCCAATTCACAAATTCCTCGTCTTTAACAATATCGTTAAAGTCGGGGTGAGCATTAGTAATCGCCCTTAAAACATTTTCCCTATTTGTTTGCTGTGAAAACCTCTCGGCAGCAACCACTTTTGGATTATTCTCAACTGCTAACCTTATGGCTTCTTTGGGATTTTCAAAGAAATCTACTTCAGGTTCTGCTACTTTTTCAACTCTATTATTTGACGATGATCTTAGTAACTCATCAGCTAACCGCCTGACATCACCAACCTCTTGTGCTTGTCTACCAACGACCAGTTCGACCTCTTGGTACATCTTCACTAATTCGGCTGGGCTTTTACCCCGAAACTTTACGGGAAGCTCTTGTTCTGTCTGCGTATCTTGATGTTCTGGTTCTTTGGACTTTGCAATCTCAGCAACCGCATCAATTTCACTTAAATCGTTCAAATCTACATCTGTCATGTTTTTCCTGCCTTTAAAAAGGTTATAGGGGTGTTAAGGTTGCCAGCCCATTCGGGTTATTAGCAAGTATGTGTCTTTATACCTATTTCATTGATAAAAGTCAACTATTTTGTTTAGCGTGTATTTTTGCACGTTCCTGACGTTGGTTTGCCCACTTGTCACTAGCTGACGGAAAGTCACCAGATATGCCCTCCAAGTGAATATGTGGTGCTCCGATCATCCTATCTGCCATCTCACCACATGGACACTGTATATTCATAGATGTGTTATCTACATATGCCTCTGTTATGTTGCCACAAGTTTCACACTTAAAGTCAATTAGTATTCTCATTTAAATCTCTCCATGTTGCCTCACTTGCTGCTTGCCAGTTGATAATAAGTGATAAAATATTCATTTCACCCTTTGCTAAGTACAATTCTTGCTCGTTTTTGACTGTATTCAACTGATTGGTTGTCTCTAAAATAGCAGTCATTTCCTCAATGAAATCAAGCCATCCGCGAGTGGACATCATCTCAAACTTGTCCTCATAGTGCCTTTGTAGCTCTATATCCATGTTCCTCCATTACTTGCTTTAAGTGTTTTTACTACCCATGCAAAACCATTCCATGTTTTAAGAGTCTTTGGAACCCATGCAGAGCCGTTCCAGTATTTAAGTCTTGCTGCTACTGTTGCTACATACGTTAATGTCGCTGCGTTTCCTGAGTAGCTGTAAGCACCTGCATCACAGGTCAGCGTATAGCCAACAATCCCAGCATACGTTAATGTCGCTGCGTTACCTGTGTAAGTGTAAGCACCAGTTGCACATGATAAAACGTAGCTTACAGATAGTGTGGCATCATTACCTGCGTAAGAATACGCACCAGCACCACATACAAGCCCATACTGTACAGATAGTGTTGCAGCCTGTCCTACATAATTATAAGCCCCAGCAGCGCAAGCCAGACTCTTGTCTACTTGTAATGTAGCCGCCTGTCCTGTGTAAGCATAAGCACCAGCATCACAAGTTAACGTATACGCTGTAGGCCCTCCAGAATCGGGGGCATCAGTTCTGAGCCTAACACCATTAACGCTGTCCCCAGCGTCAGGTCTTAGATAAATGTCGTTTGTTGCCATCTACGCACCTGGCGTAAATGTGGTGTAAGTGTTTGTATTTGGGCTAGTTCCAAAAACATCTGGGCTTCCAACCTTGTATTCTACAAAATAGTACGGGCCTTCTTGGTTGGGGTAGGCAGTCCAGTTACCAGAACCATCCGACACAGTAGAGGCTACGCATACATCGTCAGCAGTCCTGAAAACCTTAACTGTACACGATCCTAGCGCAACCCCAGTGGAATCTCTACTCACTCCAATAATTCTTGCGTTTTGCGATCCAAGCACACGGTCATTGCCACTTATATCGTCAGACACCGCAAACGCTCTACGCGCAGGGTTAACGACTGACCGACCTACAGTTCCATCGTACATCGAGTTCAGGTTACGCAGATTGACTGCGCGCCACTCATGTAAACCCTTTCCTGGTGCTAGTGACCATCCAGATTGTCCGCTATACGGACAGTTCTGACCAAATGGTACACCAGGTCTTGCCATAGAGGGTGCTGGAATGACATTGAAAGCCTTAGACCGATTCTTCCACCATTGACCTTCGATATAAGATCGTGTTGGGCCAGTAGGTTTGGGGAACTGTATCGGCATTTAGTTTAATACATCAACTTGGTAGTTATGAACAGTCATTGAGCCTGTAGCGACAGTCTGAGTAAAGAACACATCTAGTGCTGAAGCTGCTGTGTTGTCCATACCAGCACCGACTGCTGGTGTTCCGACAGGTATAATTAGCGACCCATTACTGCCCACTGCTGGCAAAGGCGATCCAATTA